TTTAAAATATGAAAGGAGTGAAACAATGGGAGATGTCAGCCATGGCATAACCATCGTATTTGGCACGAGCGCGTTTTCGGCGAGCATCACCAACATTAAGGTGCCTGAACAGTCGCGCGACAGCGTGGACACGTCGCATCAGGGCACGTCGGACGCGAAGACCTTCGACCCGACCGACCTGTACGACGCCGGGGAGTTTTCCTTTGACATGCAGTTTGACGAAACCGAATCGCCGCCCATTACCGGCGCGAATGAAACCGTCACGGTGACCTGGCCGAGTGGCACCACGTGGAGCTTTACCGGCCACATGACCAAGTACGGCGGCGAAGCGCAGCACTTGAACCTGATGACCGCAAACGCCACGGTTAAAATCAGCGGCGCAATTTCCATCGGCAGCGCCAGCGGCGGCAGCGGTTCGTAATGACACCTAACAAGGAGGCGTTATGAAAAAGGCTTTGACGCGGGATGCAATCCTTGCGGCAGAGGATTTGAAACGCAAGGATGTTCCCGTCCCGGAGTGGGGCGGCGTGGTGTACATCCGCAGTTTAAACGGCGTCGAGCGCGATGATTTTGAAAGCGAGTGGCGCACGCAGCGCGAGAAGGCCGGCGAAGGCATTCGCGGCTTGAAGGCGTTTATCCTGTCGATTTGCGCCTGCGATGAAAACGGCAATCAATTGTTCACGAAGGCGGACGTTGACGCCCTCAACGAAAAGAGCGGCGCGGCGATTGACCGGCTCTGGCAGGTTGCCGAGAGGCTGAACCACTTCCTGCCGGGGGACATTAAGGCGCTGGCAAAAAACTCCGAGAGCGCCCCGAACGACGTTTCTGGTTCCAATTAGCATTGGCACTGGGATGCACCGTTCGAGAGGCGCAGGAGAAAATCAGCGCGGCGGAGTTTGCCGAGTGGATGGCGTTCTTTACGATTGAGCCGTTCGGGGAGCGGGCGGCCGACATGCGAAACGGCCTGCTTGCCTGCACGCTGGCAAACATCCACTGCGCCGACAGGAGCAGGACATTTACGATTCAGGATTTTATGATTTCAGGCGAACGCAAACAGCGGACGCCGGAAGAAATGGAAGCGGCGATGATGCGCTGGGCAAAGCGGCACAATAATCAGTTGAAAGGCAAAGCGTAATGGCGGTTATATCATGGCTGGCGGTAGGGCTTGACGCCAAGACGCAGAAGTTCGACCGGAAGCTGCGCGGCGTGCGAAAAGACCTGCACGGTTTTTCGCGCGGGATTCAAGGCGCGCTTGGGGCCGCCGGCATCGGCATGGGCTTTCAGCAGATTTTTTCCGGCGTGCAGGAGAGCCTCCGGGCGGCGCGTGAAGAGACGATGGCGTTCGAGTCGGAAATGACCGAACTGCTTGCCCTCGGCGATAACAGCAAGAACATCGACCAGGTAAAAGGTAGCGTCATCAGCATGTCAAATGCCTTCGGGATGTCGCGCAAGACAATTGCCGACGCCATGTTTGCCCTGCAGAGCGGGGCGTCTTCATTGAGCGATACGATGCAGCACGACCTGCTGCGCGAATCGATTGAGTTGACGCGCGCGATGGGCGGCGATTTGGCAACAAACTTGCAAGCGCTGACCAAGACGATGCTGATTTACGGCGAGGCCGCCGGCAGCGCGAATGACGCGCAGAATAAATTATTTAAAATCGCCGAACTCGGCGCCTTGACGATGGGTGACCTTGCGACGTATTTCCCCGATTTGATTTCCAGCGCGCAGGCATTCGGCTACAGCCTTGATGACGTCGGGGCGGCGCTGATTGTCGCCACGCAAAAGGGCGGCAGAACCGAGAAGACCTTTACCGGCCTGCGCAATGTTTTCATGCGGATGTCAAAGGCGCAAAAGGAAGGCATTAAGCTGACCGGTAACATGACAACCGATTTCGACCGGCTGTCGCGCGTGGAGCCGGAACTGCTGCAGAAGATTTTCGGCGACGAGGCAATCAGCGTCATCGCGAATCTGTCAAAAGGCACCGTCGAGGTGGCGGATAATCTTGAGCGGTTAAGCACCGTAAGCGGCGACCTCGCGGGAAGTAAGCTGCTGGACAGGTTCAAAGACATGAGTTTCGTTTTTTCCGAACTGTCAAAGAACGCTGCCCAAGTAGAAAAAAACATGCCGCTGTCGAAGGATTATACAGACAAGTGGGGCGAACATAACCTGAAGGAACAGGCTTACAAATTAAACGCGCGGGAATCGCTGCCGCAGTCGATGCAGTTTCTGGCGGGGCCGGCAAGCAAGCTTTTGCCATTCCGCAAGAAACGGCATCTCGAACGCGGGCAGGAACTGATGACCGAAGGTATGCCCGCCGAAGAGCAGGCTCTTTCTCAGATGCTGTTCAGGCGGGGGCCCGAGGCAACCGAAAAATTGCGCAAAGCAATTCAAAAACTGAAAGAAGAGGGCAAGGATTTGCCCGACGATTTCAACTACGCCGGAATGGTATTCGACAAGGTGAGCGGCGAAGAGGCCGCGGCCGCGACAAAACTGGCCGACATCATGGGAGGCCTGAACGGGAAGTTCAAGGAGTTGCCCGCCGCATTCAACGACGCCGGCGAGGTATTCGACGCGGTGATGGACAGCGGGGCTGCGGGCACGGCGAAGATGGCCGCTGGTATTGCGCTTCTCAACGAACAGGGCAAGGCAAGCGGCAATGAAAAAATACTGTCAATGGCCGCCGATTTGCAGAAGCGGCTGGACGCCACCGGCGCGAAGCCGCAAGACGCCGCCGGTATCCCAGACGTCGGCGGTATCCCAGACGTCGGCGGTATCAGCGACGTAGCGCAAAAGAAAATCGATTCGCTTACCGAGAGGCTCAAATTTCAGGCTGACACGCTTGGCATGACCTCGGCGCAAATCGACATCTACCGGATGAAAACGCTCGGCGCGGCCGATGCCGACATCGCGCAGGCGAATGCAATGAGCGAAAAAATCAAGGCGTATGATGCAGAGCAGAAAGCGCTTGGGGACGTGGCGGCGTTCCGCGAATCGTTAAAAAGCCCCGCTGAAAAATATCAGGATGAAATGGATAGGCTTGGCGGCTGGCTTGACAAGGGGTTGATTTCGCCTGACCAGTACGGGCAGGGCGCGGAGAAGCTCAAGGAAAATGTCGAGGACACCGTGCCGCTGGGGCAGGACATGCACGCCGGGGCGCTTGAACGCGGCAGCGTCGGGGCTTACAGCGCATCGCTGCCGGCAATGGAAACGCTGCGGGAGAGCATGAAAAAAAACGAGAAGCACAATCAGCAGACGGCGAAAAATACGCGAGAGATGATTGACACTATGGAGGGCATTGCAGAGCAGATGCCGCAGGTTTTTACGGGATAGGAAACAATGGCAGTTGTTGACGTAAACGAAAAGACAATCGGCGAACGCTGCAAGCTGACAACGAAGCAGAGTTTTTACACCCGCGTTTTTGTTGTCAGGCTTGACGACCCGGCGGATGGGCCGGTTGTGGCTGTATCGGCGGTGGGGGTGCCGTCAGTCGGCGACGCCCATCCCGACAAGGCGACGGCGAAGGCCATCAGCGTCGAGCCGCAGCCGACGGAGAGCCGGCTGCAATATCTGGTGCGCGTGGAATATCAAACATCGACGGGATATTCCTATCCGGCGAATCCGCTTGACGAAGACCCGCAGATAAGCTGGGGCGCCGCATCGCTTACCGAGGTTGCCTCGAAGGACATTTACGGCAACCCGATACTCAACAGCGCCAAGGACTGGTTTGACCCGCCCATCGAAAAAGAGCGCTCTCTGCCACAGGTAACGATTGTGCAAAACGAGGCGACTTACGACCCCGCCGCGGCGAACGCATATTACAGCACGGTCAATAACGCATCAGTTACGATTGACGGCTACACGGCGGCGAAGCGGACGGCGATGCTGACGGAAATGAGTGCGTCGGCGGCGTCGCGCAACGGCGTCGATTATTACGTGGTAACGTACCAGATACAATTCAAGCCGGAAACCTACGACCGGCCCATCCTTGACCAGGGATTATTTTTCATCGATACGGCGGACGAATCCGACTCCGGCGGTGAGTATGCCGGCGGCGGCAGCGGAAGCGGTTCTGCAGGTACGCCGACAACGGGCAAGAAAAAACGCATTCAGGTCAACGGGCAGCAGGCAGATACGCCGCAGCGGCTGGATGGTTCGGGCGGGATTCTTAATCCGCATTCTCCGCCATCAGATTCTGTGTATCTTACGTATCGCGTTTATTCTCAAACAGATTTTTCCGTACTGGGGCTGCCGACATGACGCAAAGCGTAACATTAAGCCCGGAACTTGCAAAGCGGATGCTGCGTGTGGTGCATCATGTTGAGCGCACCGGATTATCAACAAGCAATCCGCAGCGCGGCAAGGGCATTACGCGGGCAAATGATGATGTCGGGATGTACAACATCGACACCGCCAGCGTGCCGGAGGGCGCCATTGTCTGGCTCTATCAATATCGCGCGGGTGATGTTTCCTACGCCGTCAAGCGCCCGGAATACGGCGGCATTACGCGCTTCGGCGCGGCGGCCGCATCGTTAGCACCTTCGACGAGCGGCAGGGCGTGGACATCCGGCGTCCACAAGGTGCTCTGCAATGACTACGCATCAATTGCGATGCAGAGCCGGGTATCACCGCAGCCTGATTCATGGTACGCCGAGGCGAATGAAATCGGCCCGATTCTCGTTGTCGGAACCGTGCCGGCAAGCGAACAGCCGGGCGGCATCGAGGCGGGCGCGGGGCTGGTGCTTGGACTGCTTGACCATTGGAGGCCATAGAAAAATATGCCAAACGCATGGGTTGACGAAAGCGGCGCGTTTCATTTTGTCGGTGTAATAAAACTCGGCAGCGGTTTGACGCTGTCCGATTCGGGCGACGGTGTTTTCGCCTTGAATCTTGCAGCAGCCGCTTCAGGCAGCGCGTCAAGCGGGGCCAGCGGTTCGGGTTCGAGCGGAAGCGGCAGTTCAGGGAGCGGCAGTTCAGGGAGCGCCAGCGGTTCCGGCGGTTCGAGCGGAAGCACATCAGGCGGCAGCGCAAGCAGTGGCGGCGGCTCAAGCAGCGGTGGAAGCGGTTCAGCAGCGAGCGGCAGCGCAAGTTCAGGCAGCGGGGCGTCCGGTTCCGGCACAAGCGGCAGCGGCGGTTCAGCATCAGGCGGCACTGGCGGCACTGGCGGCACTGGTGGAACGGGTGGAACGGGCGGCAGTGGCGGTTCGGCATCAGGCGGCAGCGCAAGCGGCGGCTCGCAAAGCGGCTCAAGCGGCTCTGCCTCAAGTGGCAGCGGTTCCGGCGGTTCAGGCAGCGGCGGGCTTGATTGCTGCTACAGCGTAGTCTGCACGACTGATTTTTTTGCCACGCTGACCGAGGATTGCGATTACGGCGCGATAGCATCATGGGGCAGCGGCGGCAGCGGCACGATGAAAAATCCAGAATGCTTCGGCGTTGCCGGCAGCTGCTACTACACGCATGTTGACATGGGCTGTCCGAGCGGCGCGCATAATCTTTCGTACCCGGACGGCGCAAATCACTATTACTCACTCGACTCTTCGACGTGCGGCACCGCCAGCAGCGGCGGAAGCGGCAGTTAAAACAGGAGGCTTGAAATATGTTTATCGATTGCCCGAAACGATACCGGGAAAGCGCAAACGGAATACGCGCCTATTGCGCTGTCTTTGATGCGCATCTGTGGCGCGGCAAGGGTACCGGCGCAAAGGAATATCCAAGCGGAACGGCGGTTACGGCTGCGCATTGCGCCAAGTGCCAGCAGTGCGGCGCGCCGGTTCTTGCCGAGAACGCCTTCCTGCGGGGCCTGCTGTTTGACTGGGTGAAATCGCCGCTCAACGGCGCGCACATCGCCGGCAGCGTCTGGAAAAAGTACGGCGTCAATTACGATGACGCCCTCGGCGCCCTTGACGATTTGAAAACGGCCGCGCCAACTGAAAGCAAGGCGCACTATGAGGATTTTCAGCGCGGCTGCGTGTTGTGGCTCTATCAGCATCAGTTGATAGACCAGACGGCCTACCAAAAAGCAATTGCCGACCACGCGCTGGAGCGTGAATACAATCTTGATGCCGACGCGAAAGGAATACCGCTCAATGCAACTGACGCCCGCGATTACGAGGCGGTTCAGCGATTTGCCGCGCAGCCTAAAATCTTCTGATTTCCGCAGCCCGCCGGAGAGAAAAACCGTGCAGGGCTGCCAGCCGTTTTCATTCGATTATCTGATGACGCACGGCGTCGAAGAGCCGGGCTTTGAGGTGCCGCCGGCGGAAGCCGAACGGCGCCTGATTTTCTGCCTTGCCTGCGATGACGGCACGTTCACCATAAACGCCGCCGGAGAGCGGTGCCCCTATTGCAAGCGGCACAACTGCGGCGGCAACCGGAACGCCCGCTTTTTGTGGCTGCATTGCCGGGCGGAAAACTTTGACACGTGGAAAGGCGACAATGAATCTATCAGCGGTTAATAAAAAAAACGCGGTCACCGACTGGGTGGCATTGTGGCAGAGGCATCGCGGCAAGACGGCGCTCTGCGTCTGCAGCGGGCCGAGTGCTGCAATGGTTTCGCCGGATGGCATCCCGCACGATTTTTCCATCGGCGCAAATTACAGTTATCGCACACATGAAAACCTTGACTACCTCGTCAGCGTTGACCGGCGCGTCTGGAAGGACGCCAACCGGCCGAAAAAAATAAAAATGCTCGGCGGGTATCTCAACGACCGGGAGCGTAAGGCGGTTCTTGCGGCCGGGGCATTTTGCGCGTTCCCGCATCCGGGGCTCGGCTGGACGTACTACCGGCGCGGGCACGACCTGCCGACCAGCGGCAACAGCGGCATGGCCGCATTGACGCTTGCCTATTACATGGGGGCGCGGAAAATTATCGTCATCGGCATGGACTTCTGCGCAAGCGGCGGAAATATCCACTGCTACGCCGAGCCGCCGCAGAAAGTGCGGCAATTGCAAAACATCTTTCAGAAAATAATGCTGCCGCGCATTCAAATTCATTTGCTGTTTTTCCTGATTCATTGCCACGCCACCGGCGTTGCGGTTGAAAACGCCAGCCCGATTAGAGAACAGTCGCCGCTGGAGTTTGACATCAGAAAATATCTTGAGAAGACCGGCTACAAAGGAATAAATTAATGACCGTCGCATTATCACAAGTGGAACGCGCCGGCGGGCGCGAGATTGCCGAGCGGCAGATGAGCGGCGCGCGGGTTAAATGGGAAGACCTCTGGAAGCGCCACCTCGGCGCGACGTGCCTCGTTCTCGGCGCGGGCCCGAGCGCGAATATGATTGACCACAAAAAAATCGGCTGCGATTTTGTCATCGGCGCGAACTACGTCCACCGGAAACATCACGTTGATTACCAGGTGTCCGTTGACGGCTGCGTCTGGCACGATACGAACCGGCCGAAAAACGTCAAGCTGCTTGCCGGTTACGTTGACGCCCACGCGATCCCGGCGGCCGAGCGCGCCGGGGCGTACTGCGCGTTTCCGCATTGCGGGTACGGCTGGGGGTATTTCGCGCAGGGGAAACCGCTGCCCTCGGCGTACAACAGCGGCATCGGCGCGATTGCCATGGCGTACTACATGGGCTGCAGGCACATCAAGATTCTCGGCATCGATTTTTCCCTCCACGGCGGCAGCGTGCATTGCTACGACGACCCGCCCGGCTACAGCAAGCGCGTCGAGCCTGTCCTGACGAAATCGATTTTCCCGCGCAATCAGATGCATCTTGCGTTTCTGCTGCTGCAGCTTCACACGTGGACGGCCGGCGCGGTAGTGGAAAATTATTCGCCGCTCTACGACAAATCGAAAATCGAGTTTAACTTGATTCGGCATTTGCAGCGTTCGCGCTACCGGACGCCGAATGTTTTTGAAAAAGCGCCGGACGCATCGCAGGCGCTGTTGACAGACGAGGGCCGCCGCGCCCTTGGGATAAAAAACTGACCAGAGAGGGAAAGGAACGCCGTCGATGGATGACACGTTGATGAGATGGATTGAGACGCAGACAAAAACGCAGAGTGAAAATATCGGCGAGCTGTTCAAGGTGTCGCAGGAGAACACGCAGAATATCAAGGTGCTTGAAAGTAACTGCACGCACCGGAAAGAATATTGCGCTGAACACATTGGCCACATTGACACGCGCGTCGGCGAACATGAAAAGAGGATAAAAAAATTGGAAGCGAAAAATCTGATAGTGCAGGGGATTGTCGGCGGCGTAACCGGCATCGTGAGCGCCGCCATCGCGGTGCTGACGTTTTTCTCCCTGCTGGTGAAGGTGTTTCACGTGGGAGGTTAATTGCCATGATGAGAAAATTGTGGCCCGTTGCATTGCTGTGCCTTGCGCTCGGCGGCTGCGGGGTGTTTGTTGACGGGCAGGTGAAGCGCAGCGCGAGTATCGATTACGCGCTGGTGACAACTGCCGTCACGGAAATTGACGCCGGTGAAAAAGCGGCTGATTACGCCGTGGACGTGCTCAAGCAGATTGAGCCGTCGATGAAATACCGCGTTGATTATTTTTACGGCCGCGAACCGGAAACGGAGGCAGGCGAAAATGGAAGCCAATGAAATAGTTGCAAAACTGCCGTCGTTTATCGCCGACAACGCCGAACTGCTCGGCATCATCGAAACGCTGCTGCCGTACATCCCCGCGCTGAAAAAGGCGGGAGAGGACACCGCGAAAATCGTCATCGACAACATCATGAAAAACAAGTGGCGCGAAGTTGACGCCGCCCTGGTGCCGCTGATGACGGCAGAACAGCGCGCCGAACTGGCGGCCGAGAGCCGGAAGATTGCCTTTGCGTCCGCTTACGCCGCGTGGCGTCACAAAAAGACGGTGTACGAGGCGGTTGTCAAGGTTGCCATCGGCCTCCTGCTGACGCTGGCGATATGATGGAGAACCTGACAGATAGATTGCAGGAGACGCCGCCACAAGACAAGTGGCTGATTCGTTTCGTTCTGGCGATTTTTGTCGCGATGCTTATCGGCGGATGCGCGATGGTTATTTGCGGCTGCGCATCGCCGGCGGCCGACGACGGGGCGAAACAGCAGGGCGCCGGCCAGCAGCAGGACAGCGGCGCTCAGCAGGGCGCGGGCTTCCAGAGCGCATCAGGCAACGCGCTCGACATTGGCGACATCGGCGACCGGTTCAGCACGCTTGATGGCGATATCGCAAACGTCAGCGCGAAAGTTGACGCGCTGCGGCAGGAATTAAAGGTGATACAAACCGGCATGATAAACCTGCAGAACAACAAAACGGAAATCAACTCCGGGAAATATTTGTTCTGGGCGCTTGTCGTTGCCTGCACTGCACTGATGGCGAGGGAATGGGCCTATTTCCGCTATAAGAGCGTAAAAAGGAAAACATTTATTCCGTCGGCATGAACCGGCGGCAAGGGGCGGGCGCTTGACGCGCCTCCGGCGTCCGCCCTGCACCCTGTAATCCTGCCATCCTGCAAGCAGGGCGGCGCGTGGCTCGCGCTTGCGGTGCAATTGGACTGCTACCACGGGGGGTTTTAAAACAACGCCGTGAGGGGCAAAATAGCATGGCCGTTAAGATGGACGAATAATAATATCCCTTATCTCTACCAGATGGTTTTTTTTGTCATCTGACCACGCGAGAAGAGAAGCGGAAAAGCCGGTGCCCGCATTTCTTTTTTGATAAGAAGTTATAAAATTGTCATTTAAATAAAAAGAAGCGTGAAAAGCCTGGCTTTCTATGGATATTCTTACTTTGAGGGCTACGGATTTATTGTTAAAATCATCCTCCGAAATATATTTAAATATTGGCATAAATTTGTAATTAGAAAGGGAATCCATATTTTTGGAATATAAAACGATAAGGTTGTTGTTATCCAAATGAAATAGCGCAATTTCTTTGCCTTCGTTGTTTTTAATTCTAATTCCATAGCGCCAGTATTGATGTTCTTTTTTCTTTGTCAGCGACTTAAATGTTGCGCCAACGGTAAGCCGTGAGTATGATTTTTTTAATGAAATTATGGATTCTTTATTGGAACCGTTCCCACTGGCAATAATATAGCGTTTTTTACAATCAACGCCACCCGAGAAACTGCAAAGTTTTTTTAGCTCATTTATTGCAAGGTGGTTATTAAATGTAGTTAATATCGACATTTGCCATTGTGAGATTTTATGGCATATTTTTTTTCCAATAGACACCAAAATAGACACCAAAAAAGCACCAAATTTCCATAACAGGGCTGCAATAATAATAACTAAAACGCCAAGAATAAGCTGTATCCGAAAAACGGAAATAGGCATCTGCATTTTTCTCCAACTAAATTTTTATCATATTCACGTGATTCCGGTTCGGCTGCACGTGCGAATATTTCATAGTTGTCTGGATGTTTTTATGCCCGGCAAGCTGCTGGACGATGGCGGGGCGGTCAACTTCGGCCATGAGCAGGGTGATGAACGTATGGCGGAGGGTGTGCGTGCCGGCGTTCTTGATTTTGAGCTTCTTGAGATAGGCGTAAAATAGCTTCTGGGCATGATATTTATCGTTTATCCGGCCCATGAGGCGCCCTGCTTTTTTGCGGCGCTTGTTGAGGAACGCCCGGAGTTTCCGATGCAGGGGGATTGCCCGCGGGGTATAGTTTTTCGTTTTGGTGATGTTGAGAAGGTTTTTCTCGAAATCGACGTCCTGCCATTCGAGGCGCATGGTTTCGCTGATACGCAAGCCGGCGTAGAGTCCGAGATATGCAATCAAACTGACGGCGTCGTTGTCGAGGCCGCTCATTATCTGTTTTATTTCCGCGTTGCTGAACGCGCGGACTTGCCGCTGCTGAATGTTTTTAATGCGGATAACTTTCGGCATCGGGTTGGCGCTGATTAAATCGTTGTCGCACGCATACGTAAAAAACGCGCTGATTGCCCTGCGGTAAGAGGCGGCATTGCCCGGCGATGACGTTTCAATGACGCCGTTCAGAAAGGCGTTTATCTTTCGCGCGTCGAGGCTTGCAAGCGACTGCTCGCCATGTTTCGCAGTCAGCTTGCCGAGGCGTATCCGGTAGCCCTCAACGGTATTTGCCGCCCGGGTGTGCTTAATGTCCTCAAGATAATCCTTGACGGCCTTTTTCAACGTTAATTTTTTCGGCGCTTTCAACAATTTTCTGGCAAGCTGCAGCTCAATTTCGAGTTTCAGGGCATTGGCGATTTCGGCATCTTTTGTCTTGAGATTTTTGCAGACTTTTTCGCCTTCGGCCATGTAGCAGACCCACCAGACGCGCCCGCGTTTGTAAATACTTGCCATGATAATCCCTTGAAATATTACTACATTTTATTACTACAGTTAATTTTAGCGGATTTTCAAAACGCCGTAAGTTGTTTGGTGTCAGTGCCGAAGGAGGGACTCGAACCCTCACGGGGGGTGAACCCCACTGGATTTATATTCCCCCGGTAGTTTTCATCACACAGCAAAAAAAATCTATCGCCAAGTGTTTCCATAAGTGCCTATCATCATAATAATTACATGACTTGTAATAAAAATTATTACAAAAAATAATAAAATATTTGACAATTATATTCCACGGTGATATATTATTACTGAATATATTTTATTCTGGAGCGCAAAGTGAGAGGGAATCAAAGAAACAATTCCAATCAGCACATCAACAAGCGTAAAAATGCACGCGCCCGCCGCTTGGGCTCCAGAAACCTCACTGGCGGCACGTGCAGGCCCGCGCTCCCGCAATCCACTCCCATGGCACAACGGGGGCGCGGGGCCAAAATTATGTATTTGCGTGATTTTCCCATGACACAATTATTACTATACATGAAAATTATGCAATTGTCAAGTTTTCAAGGGGCATTTTTATAAGAAAAGGGGACGGCCGTGGCCGCGAAACAGGGGCAGAAACGATTTATCACGCAGGGGCAATTGCGGCAAATCCTTCCCGTTTCACGCCAG